AAAACAGAAGTCGGTGCATTTAGCGCTCCACCGTTGACTGTGTAGCTTGTTTGAGAAGTATTACTTACAATAAATTTCTGTACTGCACGATCAAACATGTACACCGAACCGGCTTGAGCAATTGATCCGTTGCTGTCAGCCGGGCAACCTACAAATACCTGTCGACCATCTGTTGTGCAGCTAATACTATGACCAAATCTTGCGTTGACTGCAGTGCCCGAAGGTGGAGTAAGTTTGTCAACAAATTTAAAATAACTTCTAGCTGCAACACTGATTGAGCTAGCAATCGGAGGCGCAGTGTTGAAGATTATGTTACGCCCAAGCTCTAACGTGCTGAAATCGTCATCGAATTCAAAGTCAATGTTTGGTCGTTGTTGCACGCCATTGACATTGACAATAAAAGAATATATGTTGGTGGCAGTGTAAAAATATTCATTCAGTGAAAAGTTACGAGTCACCCCATCGCCGGTGAATTCTGCAGTCTCTCTGCGCATGATTACCAACTTTTGGTCTTTTGCTGGGATGATAGATAACAAAACTGAGTTTTCAGTCAGTGCGTAATCAATGTTCAGAGTTAACACTGTGTTGTTCAACAATATCAGTAGCTGATTGTTGTTGGCTAGTGCAAGAGTAGGTGGTTGATCTATTACAATTCTGTCAGAGTAATTGTAAGAGTTAGTAAATCCATCAGTGATATATTCAATCACTTGTTCTTCTACATCAACTCGACCGTATGCGTATGCAGCATTTTCACCAGGCGATCCGATGTATAACCAGCGTTCATCAAGGCTCATGCCCACACTGTACCCGAATTCAGATTCATACTGCAGGGCACGAATATCAGGAGCAGTCAGAAATCCGTATGATTCAAAAGTAACTGATCCCGGACGACGATACACCACCTGAGCGTAGCCTCGATTGCCTCCACTAGCAGGAGCTCCAATGGCCATCCAAGACTGGTTACCAACACTGGTACTCCACCCAAACTTACCAACTGACTTAGCTGTTGATTGAATCAGGCTATTTTCATCAAACGGATTAACATCTGTTTTAACAAATGTATATACGCCACCAACCTCTGTGCCAAAAACAATACTGGATCCAGTTGCAGGCGCCGTGGTAAAAGTCACTAGCTGTGTGCTCGATGAGTAGGAATAGTCAACTCCGATAGTCTTTTTAATTCCATTGACTGTTACAATTAAGTTTAATGCATTATCAATATTGATTGCAGTAACCGAAAACTGAGTAGTCGGAGAACTACCAACATAGGATATAGAATTAACTAGCCCAGATGACCCTACTAAAGAAAACAAGTTTTCAGTAGCTTGGGCCACACTACAACCAAAATTACTTTGTGCAATAGCATTGGTCGGACTGAACTGTCCGTTGTCTGTGAATACGTCTTGTTTTTCAATCACTTGCCAATGGCCTCGACCATTGTTGTCTACCCAAACTCGAGCGCCAGGTAAAATAGTATTGGCATACGGCAAATTAACTACGTCACTTGCTTGCGCTACTCGTTGTGTTTGCAGGAAGAATGCAATGCCTTCTCCTATTTCTACCAGTTGATCGCCAGTGAATTCAAAATTAATTACTATAGAATTGACATCTGATACAAATACCACACGATAAACTCCATCAACTAATCCAGAGAAATACTTAATGATAATGATATCATTGGCTTTTAATCCATGTTGCTTAGAAAATATTACTATACTAGTACCATCTAGGTTGCTAACAACTGTAGAAATGTTTCCAGGAATTGATTGAGCTCTATAGATATTCCAATCATAGTTATTGACTTTTGCTGCCCAGATTGTGGTCCCAATGTTGATTGAATTGAGATTAGCATTTAGTTCAACGGGATTGTCAATATCAAACACTGTAATGTCAACATCATCTAAATCCACATAGCCTGCGCCGGGTAGTGCAGTGTCAGTGATCTCTGGATAGATTGTTGTTAAAATATCTGTACCTGTTAGTTTAAAACTTTCTTTCCAGACGTTGTTTAGATACACTTCTTGGTCTGCAGAGTCAGAATCTGACTCTGCAGATGTTGTGTTGCCTGTCCCGGTCGGTGGCAACGTGACTTGTATTGTGCTGGGATTGCTTTGAAGCAATGCTTCATTGAGTTGCAATTCATAAAAACTACGATTAGCATTAGCTCCGTAGATCCCGCGCTGGACTGCCCAATTTTCATAGATTTTGTATTCAGTTACTCCTCGGCCAAGATCAGCAAATGTAAAAATTTCTGCAGCTTGGGTAGTGCCCTTGGTTCCCAAAAATTGACGGTATAGGTTAACCTGGCTGACGTCATTCAAGTTCAACGCTTCCATGTATTGGCGTGGACGGAACCCAATCAAACCGTAGCTAAACAAGTCTTGATCAGTTTCCAAATTAGCTTTGTAGATGTCGTAGCTGTTGGCTAATTCATCACTCTTGTTTGGCAAGTTCGGCAGTAGTCCTTGCTGGATACGAGTGTAATCACTCTTGGTCCACATACCAAAATCAAAGTTAACACTAGGTTGTACAAAGCCCAATGCGCTGTAGTAGAAGTTCTTGTACTTGACAATTTCTCCGCGGGTGTACTTGCGATAAGGTTGCCATTCTTGAATGTTATCTTGATTCAAGATGAAACCAGGAGCATTTAACTGTCCATCCCAATTGTCAGTTGTTGTTCCAATTAATTTTAGTCGACTTTGTCGTGCAGCAGTAGTTGGTTGATAAATCAAATCAGCAAAGATACTGGTGTTGTCAAATATGATCATATTTTCATAATTAACAAACTTCAAGTTCATGTAATTGATAGTCTGACCGGTCAACGAGGTCACAGTGAATTTGTTACCAACTCGATCAATAATCAAATTCCGTGTGTCGAGCTGTTGTCGATTCTGGTCTAGAATCATATTCTCTTGTGTTTGCAATGCAATGCTATCAATAATTGCCAATGGTCGTTCAACAACGATCTTGGTTGCAGCTGGGTTTAAGTTTATAACACTGCCGGGTTCCCACCCTTGCGCACTCCAGTATAGAAATTCTGAAACCATTTGATTCCAATCAAGAATGTAACCATTTTCAATTGAATCAAATACCATGCCTTGACTTTGCAGTAGTTGGCCGTAGCTCAGCAAGAAATCAGCAACTATATTTCTATTAGGGAATACGTAACCATATGGGACCTGTACAATATTGTTAGAGTATTCGATCGGAACATTAACTGTGTAACCGCCTGCACTGATGGGCGCATAGCGGCCAGCAACTTCGCTAGCTAATATGTTAAAATAAGGTGTCACGGTGCTGTAGCCGTAGACTGCGTAGCCATCTGTAGTTGATTGAATGATCACACTACTGTAATTCATTCTATCAAATGGAACGTTTTTGTAAAATAATAAATTATAACTCTCGTCGGGCAACAATAGGGTACTATTTACGCTGTTAGGGCTGGATTTTTCTGTGTAAATCTGTAGTAGATTTTTGCCAGTGAATGCCGCCATACGATAGCACAATCTTATATCAAGGCTGGCCAAATCTTGTGCCAATGTCGCTGTGGTATCAATTCCTGTGCGACGGTTGTAGTCTACAATCCAGTTGATGTAACTGGATTTGCTCACTCCGTTGCCGTATACCTCGACTCCGTTGGCATCCAGGCGATAGCGACCGTTGTACAAGTATTGATCAAGATCAACGTCAAATTTATACAAATCTCGATCTGCAAACAAACTAAAGAATTCTGCTGGACGAGTCAATGCCAGCAATCTCATGATTGCAAACGGATATGCACTGCTAGTGCGCCAGGCAGATTCAACCGGGGCATCATCGCCAACTACCCAACTCTTGCGCAGATCCAGAGGATCATACGATCCAACCATAACTTCTAGAGGACTCAGTAGGTTGCCCTCGGAGCCTGATGGGATCACGTCCTGCAGATTCGGTCTTGCATACTTGGCAATCACGTAAGGAGCCACTGGATCTTTTACAGTTCCGGTTGCTAGATCATTCCACAATACTAGGTTACCAGAAGTATACGGAGCAGGCCCGTACTCATCTTGCCACCACACAGGTTCTTCGCTGAATCCTAACATTTCCCAAGGACGAGTATTGGGGGTAATGGTATCATAAAAATAATTATAGATGCCGCGCCAAGCACCAACTACCAATGGTTGATCATTAGACAATTTGTTACCGGCTGTTGAGTAGTTCCAGGTAAATTGGTTGGTTGCATCATAGGTTTGCAACTTGTAATCCAGCTTGTTCCATCCTACCCAGCTCAAGAAGTCTTGCGCCAGAATACGATTTGTTTCGCTTAGTGAGTAATCAGTGGTTCTGAATTGACCTGGGATTACATCTGCTGCAGTCAAAGGCACAGCATTCCCGGTTGTTTTTAAGTTGTTGTAGATACGTGTTTCGAATTCCAGCAATAGCTCGTCACGGAAATCACCGAATGCCACAGTAATACTACCGTCGTGTCCACGAATTACAAATATTGGTGTAGTGTATGATTCGTCCAGATATATTTCTGGCACATACGAAGGATACAACCCCATCTTAGTAGGAGTGTTGGGTACAAAGCTTCCTGCAGTACTTGAGTATTCCTGAATTGTTACCACGTCCCCGGTTGTGAGAGGTACCGTGATAGTCAACGACGGAGCATTTATTGATACTACATACTCTCTATTTCGAGTTAGCAGTTTTCCATTTAGATAAACCAACAATCCCAGATAGTTGGCAGATGTAAAGTTGTACACTTGTACTGTGTCAAATGTATTGGTAGAAATCGGAGTAATTGTGGTCTGTGTCTGCGTGTAGATAGATCCTGCAGGCAACATGTCGCTCCAGTAAAAAGGATTATCACTGGTTCGTCCCAGTGTAATCTCTTCAATAATCGATGTTAAGATTTCTGGGACGCTTATTCCTTCGTAATCATTGCTGATAGCAGTATTCAACAGTTGAGCTTTGAATTTTTCATACTCGCTACTGTTGTAATTAATTGCATCAAAAATTTGATATTCGTTGCTACGAAGGAAATAGCCAGACAATGTTAGCGGGCTACTTTGTTGCAGGATCATCTGTCCATAAGGAATTATATTTCCTAGGTCACGAATATTATTAGCACCGTTGATTTTGCCTGTAAACTCCAGCAAGTTTTCTGCAATAGATTCGTAATGGCTTCTGATTGTGCCAAGTGTGAAGTTTATAGAATTTTGATTCAGCGGGTTACTTTCCAAGTTACTTGGAACTTGATAAAAGCCAACCTTGCTGGTTTGTGTGCTCAATGCCAATACTTCAACTACTTCTCCTGGTACTGCTACACCTTCAGACAGTACAATGATAGTATTTGTAGCAGTAGTAGATACCGTATAGGTACCAGGATCCTGATATTGCGAGCCAACGTATACTTTAACGCTAGGAACCAACTTGGTTGGAGATACCACAACATCCAGGATTAGTGGAGTATCAGGAGCGTATATGAAACTAAACTGTTGGTACTCATTGCTTTTGGTCACAGCATTTTGCCAGCCAATCTCTTTAACAAATTCAGTGCGAGTCAAGTACTGTCGCACAAATCCGTCACTGACTTTTTTCTCAATGCTGGTGTTGTTTTCAACATAGATAAAGCTATCAGTGTATAGATTGTTGTCAAACACAATGTCGCCAATGTTTTTAAGTGATAGATATTTTAAAGCAAATCCTAGAATATCGTCTTCTGCGCCTGGAGCAGTCGCATAGCTGAACAACTTAGACCCAGCAAATGTGCTACTAGGGTACTTCACTATATTACCAAAGCTTGTGCCAACAGAATCAACCACATCAAACAACGGCGCTTGGTTGATGCTGGTTTTTTCTTGTGCTCTGATCCAATTTATTCCATCAAAATAAAAGCTAATACCTTGCGAGGTATTGCCGTTGGTACAAACAATGCACTGATCAAACAGCACTGCTGAATCTGCAGCAGGTACCAGATTGATGATAGGATCTAGTATGGTGCTACCGTCTGAGCTTGGGCTGATAAATTCTACTAGATAAATTTTGTTGCGAACATCCGGGTCTACATCGGCTGCAAAAATTACTCGGCTCCCATCAACAAAAGGATATCCATCAGTGTTATAACCAATGCTGCCATTGACATTACTCAGTGCGTCAGTTTCTTGGAAGTCAATCATGTTCACCGGCTGCTTGGCCTGTGTGCCCATGTTAAATAATTTTGTTCCTCCACGGAATTCGATAATTGGACGCTTTGCTCTTGCAGAATTGTCAACCTGAATATCACTTTTGTTGTATTGGGATGCTGCAGTTATAACATCAATGTGGAACCAGCGATTGCTGCGAGTCCATGCATTGAGATCAAGACTATCTAGAGCAATAGTTATGTAATCAGGTTCCACTGGCTGATTCAAGTTGGAATCGTAATTGCTATCATCGTATGCAGTGCTGTCATAGGGCACTGTGGAACTTTTGGTATAAGTCTCGGGTGTTATGTAATCAGTAGTTGGTAACAATTGAATAGCTGTACCAACTCCGGCCACGTAGTAGGTATTGTTTTGATAACTGATAGGTGTTACATTTCCTCGGAACTGCACAATCATGTTGTTGGTAAACACAACACCATTAGGGCTGGTGTAATTCTTGAGACCAAATATAGTGTCAACGTTGAGTATGTCAACTTGATTTTCGTCAATCAGATGAATTTGACCAAAGATATCAGGATTTGTCCCATCTTGGTAATACAACACATCTTGTACTGCAGTCAACAACGGAATAGTTTGATAGACACCTTCTGCATCTTTGTACCACTGAACATTGGCCCATTGAGATCCAAACAACACTCTAAACTTGCAAAGGTTTACTACAGTCTGCTGCAGAGTCAATGTTAGAATAGGCTGCCCGTCGTCATCGTATTGATAAGTGATTAGCCAGATTCCATATTTTTCTTCATCGTTGAGAATTGGGGTAGTTAAATCAAATGGCAGAGAATCAAATGTCCCGGGTTGTCCTTCAAATCCACTGCCAGCACTAATTGGGTCAAATCTGGTGGTGCGTAGCCAACCGCCGGATTCTGTAGTTTGATCTGGGGTTGTGAATACAACTGTCATGTTCTCCAGGTTGATGATATCATCAATACCATTGGGATTGGCTGCAAGAAATTCGCTCAGATAAACATTATTAATTTGATTGAATTTGAGATTTGTAACTAGATCAACGGTGCCTATATCTGTTAGATTGTAATAAAATTCTTGCGCTGTCTTTTGCGGAACACTAAATGATACCACACCAAAATCGGCACCATTGTTGGTAACACCGTAGACGTCACGACTGCTTAGGTTGCTAGCCCAAGGCAAAGTGCCGCTGATGCCCGGGGTTGCTTGTATCCAAAACGGGTTGCCGGATTGATTTACTTCAAAATTATAATTGCCACCACGCACCAGAGTGATAACTGGATTCTCGCCAGTTGTGCCGCTGAATGCATAGCTAGTGGTTCTAGTAACTGTAATGTCATCTGTTAGTGGAATCACACCGGCGAATACATCAACTGGTTGAGGGCCAGCAGGCAACCAATAGTATTGACTAAAATTGATAAATTTATCAAAATTAACAAACGGGTCCCATGTGTAATAATCACTGGTGAACAATCGATCAGCTCGAGTAACATCTGCTCCCTGTAAAGACAGTGCGTCGAGTATACCGGGATAGGTAATTGCATCAGAGACTGTGTTGGTCCCTGGCACTAGGCTCACAACTCCTGGCTCAAGCTGATAATTTGCACGAGTCGAATCAAGCTCAACCACATACTTGTCATTGGGGTTTACACCAGGTCCAACATGGCGTCCGATAAAGCCTTGCGTTTTTTTAAATTCTGGTTCTTGTACCAGTTGATCTAACGTGGCTGATAAAAATTGTCGATTTGTTTCAGTCTGAAAAATTGGAGGTAAAAAATCAATTGTTTTTGTATTAGCCATTAAATTACTCCGCTCCCTGGCGCTGTTCTTATATTTGTGCTGGTCAATGCTGTGATAACTTCTACTGAATTTACATCTGCTGCATTAACAAAAATCTCATTTGGGGCTGACCGTATCTCGTACAAATCACCAAAACTCTTTTGAGAGTCCAACGGTACTAGCACCACACTGCTGACTATGCCTCCCATGTTGGCGTGCAAGTAGGCTGCAAGCTCTGAGAAGTAAAAAGTATCACCAAAGTTCCACTTGTCAATAGTAAAATAATTATTCAGATATGTTACCACGAGATTTTTAATCTCGCTTTGACTTGCGGTGCTGTTGGCAGCACGGATCACCTTAATTGTTGCTCGCAATGCTGGTGCAGCTTTTGCTCCAAACAACGGTTTGAATGTCACGCTATTGAGTACTACATTATCACTGATCATTTTGTAATCATTTAATCCCTGGTATGCAGTATTTAACTCATCTAAAGTTGGTTGACTTGGCTCTGTCAATGTTCCTGTTGAATCTGTAATCCAATTTTGATAAGCTGTATAATAATTCTGAGTTACTACGTACAGATCAATGATGTTGGTTGTACCAGGATCGATCCTGCTGGTCAACGGGCTGTTGTGACGATACTGAAAGTACAAATCTTGTCTTCCAGTTCGGGCTATCCAGTCAGATTGTTCAACCAATGTGCGCACACCATTTTGAGTCACTGTCAGAATGTAAAATGCATTTGTTTGATATGCATAGAACACTTGATCAGCAACGTATTCAGATTTAACTGCTTCAATCGCATCCAATGTAGGATAAGATGAATCAACTCTTCCTTTTTCGGCCAGCAAGTAACGCTGCAGATTATCAAAGTCCACAGTTTGTTGGAAAAACACCAATTTGGTATTTGGGGACACACCAGGTGCAACAATTTCACTGAAGAAATCAGGATCGTCCGGAACACCGTCGCTATCTGCGTCTTGATAGCTGACCAACACTTGATAATCATCTACATAGCCATCGCTTTCCACCGGCTGTCCAATGATACTCATGTCGATATTGCTGTATAGTGGATAGTTTGAATCTGGTTGGCTGTTGGTTCTTAATACTCGAACAAAGTCACTGATTACTGTTCCTGTCCTACTATCGTAGATTCGTTGATTGGATTCAAAGAAAAATCTTGTTTGCAATACACTGCCAAAGTTGTACAACAAGGCCCGAGTGGTCACAGTATAACTCTCTCCGTTGGTCGCAAACTGTATTAACCAACTGGCATCGTTGCCGATGCCCGATGTGCTTTGCGCATTATCCAGGCTAAATTCAGCATCCTGGTCCAGGTTGGTGTTGGTAATCAAGTACCATTCTTGATTTAGGTTGTCATACCCTAAACCAAAATTTCTGTAAAGTAAAATCTGTTCTGAAATCTGAGTTTCAAAGCTAGTAGGCAAATCAGTGATCAGCAAAGGAATAACTTGCGAAGGAATTGCACCTGTAGGAACAAAGTTGTTTAATGTCACTGGCCCAGTGCCATTTGAAAAGTTTCCTAATCCTTGATTAGTACCATCGTTTACTACTGCTATAGGGCTTGCCCAGATATAATAACGTTCTTCTGCCAGAGACGGTACGCCCAGCTTGAGCCTGTTGTTGCGGTCAAAGAAATACCCAGCAGGTGCAACAAATTGTACCAGAGCACCCACTTGTATGTAACGAGTGTTATTGCTGCTGTATATGCCAATGGATGCAGGACCTCCATTGGCATAACGAAAGTATCCTGTGGTTTCGTTAGCAAGAGTAGTGCTTTGATTCCAGATCAATGATACCGGTAACAGATTTGGTCGCAAAAAGTTTGCATAATAAAATTGTATGAAAGAATTTTTAACCAACTGAGGTTGTACTTGATTGCCAATTACATCCGCAATATCGTTTTGATTCAGCCAAGAAAACATAAATGTAGGAGTTTGGTTTTCTCTCCACAACGCACCGTCGCTACCAAACGTGTTGGTACTTGAATACTTGCCAGTGTTGTCCACTAGATCCAAGTAACGACTTGTTCCAATTGAACTACGGTTGAGAGCTTTGCTTTTGATAATTGAGTTGTACAATGTGAATGGGAAGTTGTTGTAGTCTTCGCCGTTGACCATGCGGTTTTGGGTGTAATACCTAGCTGGAGCACGTTGTTTGATTTGTTCAATGGTTTCGCGTGCCTGTGCATTGCTGACAGGAGTAGTAATTCCACAAGTAAAAGACATTGTTTCCAACTGACCTGTTCTACTGATATAGCTAACTGGAATAATCACTGATTGCATTTCTTCAGGATTGATTACATAAGTCAAACCGTTGCTAGCTCTCACATAACAACGAAATAGTCCAACAGGAATTTCAGAAAATACGCCGTCACCAAAGGTTAGGGTTATTTGATCATTGGCTCTACTAGTTACACTGAACAGTTTGCGCTGATCCGGAGTCAACTGCTCAACTGCTGCAGCAAAAACGTTTTCTACATAAGTCCATTCATTGGCAATGGTTCCAACGTTGTCAATCTGGAATAGCCAACGGTCTAGGTTGTTGACTCCTTCGACGTTGACATTGACTGTTCGATTAGAAACTTTTTCTGCTAGGTTGAAATCAACGTTCTGTAATGTACCTTGTTTGAAATAAAAGAAATAACCCGTGTTGGCGCTAGCGAAGCCAAGTCGATCGTTGCGATACAGCAAATTGAATGTGCTGTTGGCCACCGGGCTTGGTTCATAGATATAGTCTTTGCCTACAGAAGTTGAGCTTACTGCTTCAAATGGCATGCTTACGCCGTCAATGGTAGAGGTGTAGGGTATTACCGGAAGGTATCCAGGTACTAGATTAATACCATATTCAGATGTATCAACTCCCACAATTTCCTGTTTGTTCCCAGGTCTGCCAATCTTCTGGCTGCTAACCAATGCAGCATTGATAATGGTTGTAAATTGTTCCTGCCAGTTGGGGTTGGTAGGGTCGTTCCAGTTTACAGTGACACTGCCAAGATCAATTCCATTGAAGTCTGACACATTTTCTGTTGTGACCACGGAAAATACTTTGAGATAACCATTGGCAGCTTGGTTTCTTTTGGGAGTGTAACTCACTAGATTAGCAAGACGAACTACAGAGTCTCGGCGTTCGGCGGTGTCTAGATAATTCTCTCGTGTGTTCAGATCGTTACGGAAAGCTAATGCTTGACCCATAAATGCAATCACATCCAACAGCGCAATAAATTCGCTGGATTCAATGTAATCATTGAACGTTTCTGGATAGTATTGGCGCAAATAGTCGATGAAACTTTTGCGCAAAGTTTCAAAATCGTAACTTTGGAAATCAGCTTCTCGATAAGTCTGATAAATGCGTTTCCAGTCTTCAACGCCGAAGATTGCTGTTTGTCGTGTAGTGCGTGCCATAATTTTATTTATGGCACAAATAAACAGCCCACTTATACGTAGCTGGATCTACGCTGTTGTTCGTCAAAGAACACTGACAACCTCTGTGCATCTGTGCTAGGAACTACTGCCACCTGCAGCTCGATTAATATTCCATTATCTTGCGGATAGCACTGTATATCACTTACATTCAACCTAGGATCTCCGCCAACCACTCGTTGTACTTCTTGAAGTATCCGTTGTTGAGTAACTTGATCCTGACTCTCAAACATAAAATCCCAGATGATGGTGCCGTATTCTGGGCGGCCTGGCAATTGTCCTTGCCTGATGTTGAACGCATTCAGCAGGTCTCGTTTGATTAATTCATAGTCAACTAGTGTGAACTTCTTGAATTGATCAATTGTGTTAAATCCAATAAATGTAGCCATGTTAATATTTACCTAGATCAGTTGCCTGCTTTGATTGCATCAATACGCTTTTGTATTTTGTCCATGATTTCTTTGATTAGAATAATATTGGATTCTATAGCAAGTTTGGCTCGATAGATCTGCGAAAATACATCTACCAACGATGCATTTTCGGCTGCCGTAACCAAAGGAGTAGCCCTAGCTAACAAAAATAGATATTTAGATCTAACTGCAGCAAGCCCTGAGATGATATCTGGTCCTAGAATATCAACTTGACTGTTTGCAAACGCAGACGCAAACCTTCCATAAAGATTCGTATATTCAAGGTCTGCTACTTCTTTTTCTTTCAACAATGCAACTACTTGAGAAGTTATGTCCAGTTTTGGTAGTCTTTCCACCGGTTTCGGAGTGGTATAATTAGGTGCAGGAATTTTTGGATTACCTATTACTGCTTTGGTTCCTTGGTTAACGGTAGATCGGTTAACTGTGTTTTCAAATCCTTTGATTTGTTTAATTGCCGACTGCAATGGACTGCCACCGCCAGACACGGCTGCAAACAACCCAGCAAATCCTTGTGCAAAGATAGAACCCTTTGCCAGGTTATTCAATTGATTTACTACACCTGCTGGTGCATTTCCGTTCAGCCAAGCCTTGGCAGTATCTGCACCAAATTTAGCAGCATTGTTCAACACAGGCCCAAGTTTGGCTGGATCAAGATCTTTGGTAATTGCTCCTAGCTGATTTAATTTGTCAAGTCCAGTTTTCATTAATTGCTGCTGAACGCCACTTTGCAATTTTTCGTTACTCAGCAAAGAGGTTACATCGGTCACTCCATTTTTTCCAGTCCATACTGCAGGGCTGTTTAATATAGACGACAACGATGCGCCAGTGGCTGCCAATAACTTGGCGGTGCCAGGCTTGACTAATCCAGTTTGTTCCAGTTGTGTTGCGTTGAGTCCAAACTTTCCTAGTCCCTTGGCATCAGTAAGAGCCGTTGCTACTTGATTAACTTGTGCAGCGGCCTGACTCACCAGCCCTTGTACTTGTGTTGGGTTTAATGTTCCAATTTTAACTTGCCCGACTGTTTGCTTGACAAAACTTGATATATTGATAGGATTAACTACACTTACATTTCCTAGGTTGGGCAGTTGGGTAGACAACGATTTAATCGCCGACTCTGCACCGGCTCCTAATTGTGCCACTGCACTTTTTAATCCAGCCTGCGCTTGTGTGGCAGCATTGATAAAATCTCCAGGTTTAAGTCCTACAAGACTTCCGGTGCTGAGTTGTTTGTCAAATACTGCTTTTGCCTGCGCTTCGGTGGCGCCGGCAGGACCTTCGATTTCGTAAGTTTGTCCGTTTGAGATAAATGAAAACTTGGCCATTATGTTGCTCGAATAGTAAAGCCTTCATCAACAGGTACTGCTGCCGGAGGCGGAGTAGGTTGTCCTTCTTCTAACGAAACAGAAACATCTACACCTTGGTTGTGATAACTGTAGGGTTCGTGTGTAGGAGCCCGGGTCACAATACTTTCTAATTTTTGTGGAACTGTTTGCCACCCTTTGCTGTTGTCAAACTCCACATCATCCATTTGATACTTAGGAAATAACCTAGGAGCTTGCACGTCTCCAGGTGCGCTACCATTGAGATCAATCTTTCCTGCTTTGAGTGCTAGCTTACCGCCCGCCCCCCAGCCCCCGTTTTGACTTTTTAGTGTTAATGTACCATCACTGCG